GGCATGAACCCCGGCCTCGCCGCCGCCAGCTCCACCGGCACCGCCGAGGCCGGGGTTCATGCCGCAGCCACCGCCACCACCACCGCCGCCGCCCTTGCCGCCGGCACCGCCAGCTGCACCGTTGGTCGACGCGGTCACGGTCGTGCCGCCGCCGCCACCACCGGAGCCGCCCTTGAGCGAGGAGAAGTCGGCGCCAGGCGAGCCCGCCGTGGGCGCCGCGCCATCGGTGCCGACGGCACCACCGCCGCCCGCGGTGTAGGAACCGGAGGCACCACCGGCGCCGCCGGCGACGTTCGTCGGGGTCGCGCTGTGCGAACCACCGGGGCCGCCGCCACCACCACCGAAGAGCGAGCTGCCGCCGAGCGATGACGCCACCGGGGTTGCTGCGATACCAGCACCGCCGGCACCGCCGTATTCGGCATTGAGGTTCGTCGCCACGGCGACGCCGCCCGTGACGCCCTGCCCGCCGGCGCCGTTCGATGCCGCAGTCGGGACGCCGCCGGTGCCGCCGGCCGTGGTGCCGACAGCGCCTTGACCACCGGCGCCGCCACCGCCACCGCCACCAGTGATCGCGGCCGAGATAGCGCCGCCGCGGCCGCCGCCGCCACCGTACGCGGTTGACTTCGTGCCGAACGTGGTGTTGCCGCCGATGCCGCCGTCACCACCGAGCGCGCCGGCGGCGCCAGGCGTGCCAGCTGCGCCACCGGTGCCGATCGTGACGGTCTCGGTGGCGCCGCAGTCGGACGCGAGATAGGTCGCGATCGCGCAGTGGCCACCGCCACCACCGCCGCCGCCTTTCGCGACCACGGCCGTTGCGAGCGAGGCCCCGGCACCGCCGCCGCCGCCAGCACCCCAGTGGATGACGCGCACCGTCGTCGGCGTGAAGCTCGTCGGCTTCGTCCAGGTGTTCGCGCCCGGGGTGTTGAAGGTCTGCACGTCGACCGGCGTGCTGATGCCCTTCGGCAAGCCGCCGGCGGTGAGCACCGTCCATTGGCCGGTCTCATCCCAGAGCAGCTTCTCGCCTGCGAGCAGCGTGCCGGCCCACAGCGGGGTGATGTCGACGCCGTCGTACTGCTGCACGGTCAGTGCGTTCGAGGCGTTGCCCTGATTCGCGAACACCATGCCCTTGACGTTGCGCTGCGTCGAGTTGTTCGACGCATTCGCGACCACCGTGGTCGGCGTGTTGCTGGTGACCGGGGACGGCGTGTCGCCGACGGCCGTGAACACACCGCTCGCGTTGTCGATCGCGGACCACGCAAGCGCGATGTTCCCGCCGGCCTGGGCGACGAGGCGGACAACGGTCGCGGTGTTCGTCAGCAGCAGCACGGGGTCAGGTCCCGTTCAGCGCGGCGTCGAGCGCGTACTTCTGCCGCGAGACGACCATGTCCTTCTCGCGCTGCACGATCTCGCCGACCTTGTCCAGCGCAGCCAGCAGCACCACGGAGTCGTGGTCGGCATGCTCGCTGATCGACCGCACGGCGGTCTCCGCGATCTCGATCTTGCGTTTCATGTCCATGGTCAGTTCCCGGAGTTGATCGTGAAGGTGTTCACCGTCAGCGACTGGTTCGCGGCAATCGAGTTGTTGTCGATCGCCATGTCGGCGGTGAAGGTGACCGCGAGCGGGGTCACCAGCGCGACGTTCGCGGCCTCGCTGAGCACCACGTTCGCGGCGTTGACCTGCAGGACGGTCGCGGTCGCCGGGATGTTCGCCCCGACCGCGTTCATGCCGGCGACGACTCCCGCGGTCGCAGCGAAGAACAGCACGTTGCTGTACTGCGGCGTGTTCGCGTTCGTCGTCAGCGGCACGTTGGCACCCAGCGTGCCCTGGACGCCTGGCGTATTGCCGGTCGTGTCCGTGATCCGGAAGAACGTGGCGGACTGCGGCGCCGGCAGTGACGCGTTTCCGGTGATCGTCCACGTGCCGGTCTTGCTCTTGCTGCCGCTGCTGGCAGCCGCCATCCAGTCGCTCGGTAGCGCGCCATTCGCGAGCTGCACCGCGGCGCCGAGCGCGGCATCGGCGTTCGCCGGTACCGACCCGTTGTAGCAGCGCAGGAGCGCGGTGGCCCCGATGGTGGTCTCGATCTGGTCGAGCTTGGCGTTTTTCACTGCGACGCTGTAGCTGAGCATGGTGCGTTCCTCACTTCAAGGGGGTCTTCGTGACGGCGACGATCTCGCCGTTGTGGTCGCGCTCGATGGTTTCGCGCGTCGCGACGTGCGGCGCGGGCTGGATCTCGACCTGGGCCGGTGGCACGTTGACGGTGACTGGTGCGTCGACGCTGACGGTCGGCGTCGCGACGGTGATCGGCGCATCGACCTGCACGTCGCCGGCGTTCACGACGACGCTGCGCTCCGGCACGTTGATGGTGTGCGTGCTGGTGGCATCGACGTTGATGACCGGCGCCGGGGTCTCGCGCTTCACGAACTCGAGAAGCGCCTCGTCGAAGCGCGCTGCACGCTTCGCCATGCTGTCGTCACCGCCGCGTGGCGCCGGCACGTGCACGTTGGTGTCGCCGACCTCGACGCTGATCTCCGGCCGGTGCTCGATCACCACTGGTGGCTCGGCACGGACGCGCTCGATCAAGAGCTTCGCGATCCGCTCCGGGTCGATCATGTCGAGCATCTTCGACAGCATCTTCTCGGCGACCGTGGGCTCTTCCTTCGGCGCTGGCGCGGCGGCCGGGGCGTTCGCAGCGGCGGCACCCTTCAGAGGCTTGCCATCCTTGCCGACCGTGGCGCCCTCCTCGACCGGCTCGATCGGTGTCCCGTCCGCATTGAAGCCAGGCGTCACCGGGGTCGGGAACGCGGCCTCGCGCTGTTCGGCGGTCATTGCATCCCTGCCGAGGTCCTCGCGCACCTCGTCGGGGGTGAGCACCTTCTTCTCGATGTAGGTGCCGTGGATCTCGGCCTGCGATTTCGGATCGACACGGTTGACGACCTTGAACTGGAATTTGAGGTTGGGCGCCTGCAGGTACTTCTGCACCAGCGCGGTGACGTGCGCCTCGATGAAGCGCAGCAGCGGCATCAGGCCTTCTTCCTTCGCGGTGTCCGCCATCTGCTCGCCGCTGGCGCGGTTGACCTGCTTGATCAGGGCCGATGGCGAGATCGAGAACGCGAAGCAGACGATGCGGGCCAGCCACTCGTCATACTCGTCCTTCAGGACCTCCTTCTTCGGGAAGAAGATGTCCTTCAGCATCGGGATGAAGCGCATCTTTCGCTTCGCCGCCGAGTTGCCCTCCATGAGGGAATCCCACCAGCCCTGGAAGTCCTTCAGCTGCTGCGCCGTCCACGACTCCGGCACCTGGGCGATCGCCTCCGGGATGTTGCCGGCGGTGTAGAAGTCGAGCTGGCTGAGCTGCCGGCGCAAGGCGATGTTCACGGTCATCATCACCTGCTCGACCGGGCTGTAGCCGTAGATCCGATTCGTGCGCGGGTTCCGCATCATGTAGACGAGCTGGTCGCGCGAGTAGTCGGCAGCCGGGATGCCCTTCAGGACCTGCTGATACGCGGGGTCCGGCGGCAGCGGGGTGCGTCCGCCGTCGTCGATGACGCGCTTCAGCGTCGCCGGATCGATGAGCTCGAAGCCGTAGAGCTCGCCGCCGCGGTTCGGCCGCGGGTACACCGCAATGGCATCGAGCACGAGGAGGTCCTCGATCTGCATCCGCAACCACTGCGGCCAGTTGTGTTCCTTGTCGGGGGAGCCGAAGAACTCGGTCACCCTGTCGATCTCGGCCTTCAGCGTGTCGCCGCTGTCGTCCTTGTTCTTCGGGACGATCTCCCAGTCGAACGACTCGATTTGGTCCTTGCGGGTCTCGATGACGAGACGCAGCAGGTCGTAGCCATCGGCCAGCGAGCGCAGCATCTGGAACGAGACGTTCTCGCCCTCGCGCGGCTGGATCCGGAGGTTGTAGCCGACTGGGTAATCGAAGGCGCGACCCTCGGTCGCATCCTGGGCCTGCGGTGGCAGCGGCTGCTGCGGCCCGAACCAGTTCAGGGGCCCGACGCCGGAGACGACGTATTTCAGGCCGGACACCACGCGGGCGATCAAGCCTTGGCTGACCTCGGTCCCTTGTGTTTCGCGTGCCGCCACAGAATGCCCCGGGTTGCGCCGAGCCCGGCGGTCGGCTCGCGGCATTGTCTTGACCTGCGCAGCTCGAATCGATGTGCGGGGCCGAGTAATTCGGAGACTTGACGGCCTCAGTTGCGTTATGCGGCGGCTTACTGCATCGCCTGCGCCTGCAGCAATGCCTGCTGCGCCTCGGCCTCGGTGCGCATGTGATCGAACAACGCCATGTCCTTGTTCCGCTTGCGCTTCCAGTTCACGTATTGCGTCATCGAGTCGACCTCGTCGTCGTGCGGCGCACCAGGGAACTTGCTCGCCTCGGTGAGGAAGGTCTCGATGTCGGGCTCGATCGACGGGTCCGGCAGGAACACGTTTCCGGCCTCCTGCTCAGGCTGCATCGCGTAGGCGCGCGCCACCTTGCCGCCGTCGGGCGTGATCGCGATGACCCCGCCGATCTCGGTGCGTAGCGTCTCGATGACCGCG